TCGCAGTAAACCATCGTAGTCTTTGACCATACGGGGAAAATAGTTCTCTCTATACTCAATCTTAACGCCTGAATCCTTAAGATCTTTATATAAACTGTTGAGAGTATTCCGTACATTCTCTATCTCAGGCAGCAAGTCATGCATCTCTTTGGACGTACTGTCAGCCGCAATAGATTTGGCCTCATCTACCTTGCCGTTGAATAATGCCCGTTGAAAACTTTTGAACTCAGTAGGGTTAATTTTGTTTGCTCTAGCTGCTCCAGTAATAAACTTACCCAGCTTGTTCATAGCCTCTGAAGAGTTTACGTGCAGATCCTTCTCGTATTTTCGTAAGCGAGCAAAGGTCTGCTTGTCAACGTTTTTAATTACCGTGCTGATAGGCGCAGCTATAGCATCGTAAGCCTTACCAAATATACTTGTTGACGCAAGAGGATTCTCTCGTGCAGCCACAATCTTAACAGCAGCTTCAGGATTAGGAATCACGGGCTGTCTGCTGGCGTGTACCAGAACACTATCAAGATCGTCTGTAGTTACGCCCAGAGCTTCATTAGCTTTGGCGACGATAGCTTTCTCATCTAAACCCTCGACTACACCCTTGGCGTACTCTTGTTCTAGCTTGTCAACCAATTTGTCAGCTTTCTTCTGTGACCGTGGTGTAGCTTCTTTGCCAATCAGTCGAGTAGCAGTAACCCTAATTCTGTTATCAGCTTCTTTGACGGCTTCTACGCCTTTACGAGTTATAGTAGAAGCACCCTTGACAACAGCCTCTGTAGCCGCAGGAGCCACAGCGCCAACAGTTGTCATTATGCCGAACTCTACAGGGTCAAACTCACCTTCAACCAACTGTTTAGCAGCAGCAGTCTCAGCACCGATAGTAGCTCCTGTAGCAGCTTGTGCTACTTTTGTTTTACCGAACGGTATTATAGTAGTCGGGGTAGCTAATGCACCTGTAAGCGTCCCCAATATTTCTGCACTTGCGCTCTTACCAGCATTCTCTTGGTACAAGATAGTATCAATGTTATCTAGTTTACCCAAGAACTCCCTGCGGCTTGCTAGGTATTCCTTTCTCTGCTCATAGTCCATGTCTTCAAAGTCAGCACCGTAGAGTTCTGTTGGAGAACGATAGACAGGCAAGCCGTCTTCAAAGTCTATGTTTCCCATAGGCATGGCGGCTTCTAGGGACAAGCCCCAATCTTGAACATCAGTGTACGTAGTATCGTAAGCTAACTTAAACTCGTCCCACCAGCCTATGTCTTTCTCAGGTTCTTCTGGTGCGGGTTCTTCTACAGAAACAGAAGTAGTTTGAATATCATCAAAGGCTCCTTCTGCCTCTAATTTTTCAAACTTAATCCGTACTTCTTCTTTAGAAAAACCTCTGGCTTTTGCTTCAGCAATAAACTCTTCTCTAGTCATTAGCTATTCCACATAGTATCAAAATCTTTACTACTTTTTTCTTTTATCTCGGTTGTTGTTTTACCTGTAAATGGTACTTCAAAACCAAAAAACTTAAACCCCTCTTCTGTAGTTTGCTCAATCAGGCTTAGTGCGTGTGCTTTAGCGCCAGCTAATGCTTCTTCGTTAGTTTTCTTTTGAGTTATCAACTCGTTGTACTTAGCCGCAAAAGCAACTTTAGCTTTCTCTTGATTTGTAGCGTCTAAGTCAGAAAACTTCGAATCTTCCGCAAGCTGAATACCAGCAAGACGCAAGTCTTCTCCACGTATTCTTGCTTCGCCTTTAAACTCAATAGCTTCTGCAGGAAGATCAATGATGCTGTTAGGGTTATTCTTATCACGGTAAGCCTTACGCTCGTTCCCGTCTACAGTAATGTCACCACCCCAGACCAGAGTACCGTCTTCAAGCATATATTGTTTCATGTTAGACGTAGAAATCTTTGGGCCTTGTTTGCCTTCAACAACTATCTTCTTGGCTCCTTCGTCAGTAATTACTCCCATTTCAAGTAACTCAGCAGCTTCATTAGAAACGTCAGTATTCATCGACTTTAGATTTTTAACTAGCTCTGTTGTCTGTCTTTCGTTGATAGCTTCTGTAGCCATTTTAGATATTAAAGTGGGGCTGACATTTTTTAGTTGGCCTTGTATCACTGCTTTACCAAACGTAGTATTAGATAAATCAGCCGTAGAAACAAACGCTTCTAATCCTGACTGTCCTTGTTCTGCTGCTGCTTTTGCTTGTCTGGCTTTAGATAATAACTCACCCAATTGAGCGTCTGTATATAATCCACGTTCTACATCTTCCGCTATGCTGTCTAAATTTTCAGCCCTAAGCTGGTCAACAACATACTCTAAATTAGCTTTTTTACTGACTGTTTTTTGAATTTCAGTTACGCCTTTAAGAGCAGAAAACGGATCTTTATATTGACCCGAAACTAACCCACGGATACCTATGTCTGCTTCTTCTCTAGATAATCCAGCTTTTTCAGCAAGTTGATTGTAAGCAATTAAATTTTGCCCTGCCGCCAGATTTTGTTTTGCTTGTTCAGCACCCTGTTCGTATAGCTTAGCAAGCTTCATATTACCTTCTATTGTTGCTTGTTGTGCTTTTTGAAGCAACATTCCGGGGTTTATTTCCCCCGCAGTCGTGTATTGACTAATAGCTTGTTGCGCTTCCTGAAGTTCTTCTTCTTGACGGCGTTTTTCCCTGCGTCGAGTCAACATACCACCGATGCCAGTGCCTATGCCAGCACCTAAGTCAGCAAAGCCTCCACCGATAGCCTGACCAACTGTTTGTCCTGATCTAGCTAACATTCCACCTATATCGTAAGCCATCTTATGTATCCTCTAGCTCTTTAAAAATTGAAAAGTTTGCCAAGCAGACTACCACCAGCAGACAGAAGACCACCGTACAAACTACCGTACATGTTAGCCAGCGCTGTCCTTCGGCCTACCTCACCAGAAATGTTAGCCATCTGTGTTTCAAGACCAAGCTCACCCTGCTGTCTACGTGCAACGTCAGCCAAGCCAGCCACGTTGAGTGCAGGAGAGAAAGCAGACAACATAGCCGCTTGAGGAATGTAAGCTCCCTGAAGCGCACTTAAGCCAATCTGTTGCTGTGCCTGTTCTAACCCTAGACCGCCTGTAGCGAGACCCATGCCGCCCTGCATTGCACCCATAGCCATCGCTTGTTGTGCGGCTTCCAGCGCCTGTCTTTGGGTAGCTATGTTAGAGCCTAACTGACCATAAGTAGCGCCAATATCAGCCGCTTGTCTCTGCTCTTGTTGTGCTTGAGTTATTGCCATCAGAGCCGCTCTGTCTTGAGCTTCCTGCTGTGCTTGAGCTAACGCAAGTTGCTCTGGCGCTCCACCAAACATAGCTGTACGTACACCGCCTCTACCTTGGGTAAACAGACGCTCTTCCAGAGCTAGCCTCTGTCTCTCTTCTTCAGCAAGCTGTGTAGCCCTGATACGGTCGTACACGTCTTGTTCTCTAGCACCCGTAGGCATACCAGCTTGGCCCATGAACTGCCCACCTAAGCCAAACGCCTGTTGTGCCGCCATTTCTTGACCAGCGAGGCCAAAGGGTGAAACACCTAACTGTTGACGCCCTAGTCCCAGTAACTCACCGCCAGCAACACCTAAGTCTCCAGCGATAGGAGGAGCAGTGCCAAACCTAGAGAGTGCCGCCTGTTCCAGTGCGCTCTGAAGGGCTTGCCCTGTGCCACCTAAAGAAAAACTGGTTCCAGCAGAACCAGCGCTTACTGCTCCTGTTGGTCCTGTTACTGTAAACGGTTGAAAAGTGACATCAGGTGCTGTTGCTGTCGGAACCGCTGCAGTCAACAGGTTTTCAATTTCACTGGGAATGAGATCACTTAAAATACCCATTAGTAAGTACCTCCATCAATCGTGCCTGTAGACAGAGTTCCCGTAAAGTTTAAAGCGGGTATTGTCACAGTCCCTGTAAACGTCGGTGACGCTATGTTTGCTTTAGTTGCTGATGCTGTAGCAATAGCATCAAACTCCGTATCAAACTCACTACCACGGATAATCTTGTTGGTATCGCCAGAAGGCAACGTATCCTTAGCAGTAAAGTTCGTTGTCTTAGTATAGTTGCTCATATTGTTTTACCTATTAGTGCTAATACGTTTATCTCCTGAATGGACAGTTGTGATCCGCTAATGTCAGATTCTAGTCCAATAGTAACGACACCGCCGCTACCTGTGGTTTGTACAGAGGGTTTAGTAGTTAAGATACCGCCTGTAAATGTACCTACTGTGTACTCTGATACACCGTAGTACGCTGGTACTTGGTTACCTACGTTAATCTCGTAATTCTTGTAGTTAGTTTTAAAATCGTAAGCCCACTTAACAAAGATTGTTTCTTCGTTTGCGCCAATTAATGTTGGTCTAATTTTCTTTAGAAACTTAGTTTTACTAGAATCACCAAACGTCAACGCAGGACTAAAGTACCTAAAGCGGTACACTGATGTGTTATCTAAGTACCCGTCGTAAGTGCCTACACCGTCATACGTACCAATGTACAACGTACCGTCAGTGTGTCGCATAAATGATCTGTGCGGTACAGAAGTCCATCTGGTTACCCTGTACGCTCCGTTTTCTAATTTACCTTTCAGATCAAAACAGTAAATAGTGGACTGATCTGGAAAACAAATAAGGTAAAAGGATTGCTCTGGGCTGTAACCAGAAGCTGTAGGCAGTGACCTGTTTTGAATTACTTCAATAATCTCTGTCTTAACGTTGAGGCTCAAGTCAGATATAGGCAGTGACTTTTCTTGAATTGTTCTGCCCAAACTTCGAAGACCAGAGTTAGACATAAACAGTATGTCTGTACCAATGTTCTGGATAGAGTTTCTACAAATGCACCCAACACCAGATACTGTGTCCACAAGAGACATACTAGCTGGGCTAGTTGCACCGCCGTACACGAGGATGCTGTGCTTACCAAAGATAACCAGCGTGTTGTTATGTGCCGCTAAAGCCCTGACTTCATCGTAACCGTCAGGCCACGCTTTAGATACATCAATAGAACCACTAGATCCACCAGTAAAATCGTTACCTATTAGCAAGTCAGACCAATAGATAGTTTGCGTGTCTGTTGCGTTGTCTACGACCCACAAACGTCCGTATGCTGACAGAGCCTCGTGACACTTGAGAGTAGCGTCTGTTGCTGTTCCGTTAGCTACAGTAAACGTGCGTAATCCGTTGGCGTTATCGTACACCAAAGGATCGTACCCACGCTGGAAGAAGTACGCCTTGTCGTTAAAGTTTACGATCTTCCAGTTGTTTGCTGTAATTGTATAAGAAGCAGGAGTTACGTCAGTCAACGTAGTCGTGCCTGTCATTATCTTGTTGTTACCAGCAGTGAAGATTACTTCGTTACCGGCGTCATCGTAAAAGTGATGAATCTTGTGTACGTAGTCAGTACCTAGTTCTGTTTTATCAGTAGTTAAAACACTGATGCCCTTACGTGCGGCAATACGACCACGCTTGTCAATTACAGCGTTATCTGCAACGTCAGCGTAAGACGGATCTTGCGCTATCGGAGAATCTTCTGTGTTGACTCCCTTAAAACCGGGAGCAACTAGATTAATACTCTGTAGTGGCTGGGCCATCTATCGTGTCTCCTACGGTGTGTACCAAATAGTTTCTTCAGGGTGTTTTTGTGCATCCA